AAGAGAAATAGATACAAACGGTAAATCATTAGAGATAATTAAAAAGTATCATTCACTAGGAATTAAAGTGATATTTGACATTGATGATATTTGGACATTACCTAAAAGTCATTATTTAAGTAGACTTTACGATATTCACAACATCCCCGATCAAACAGTTGAAATACTTAAAAATGTAGATTTAGTAATTACTACAACTAAACACCTAGCATCTAAGATAAAAAGATATAACAAAAATGTTGAGGTTATACCTAACTGCTTAGACCATGAAGATGAACAATGGAAGTCTAACAAAACTAAAAGCGACAAAGTTAGATTTGGCTATATTGCAGGTATTTTTCACAAAGAAGACATTTCAATTTTAGAATTACCTATTCGTAAAGTATTAAGGCATGATATAAACGCTCAATTTGTTTTAGGTGGTTATAATGATAATGAAGATTACCGCTATTATGAAAAAGTAATGAGTGGTGGAACTTTAACCGATAAATATCAAAGAGTTTACAGCTTACCCGTACACGATTATGGAAAGGCTTATAATGAAACTGATGTATCTTTAATCCCTCTTCAATCAAATTCATTTACTGAATGTAAAAGCGAAATTAAGTTACTTGAAGCTGGTTTACATGGTAATCCTGCAATTGTTAGTGATGTATTACCATACAATATATTCCCAAAAGAAACAGCAATCTTTTTAAAGAATAATGACATCAATGGATGGTACAAGGCAATAAGAAACCTAAGCAAAGATGAATCTATGAGAAAGGAATACGCAGAAAGTTTACAAAAATATATTGAAAAACATTATAATTTAAACAAATGGACCGAAGTAAGAAAACAGATATTAAAATCGGTATTGGCGTAACAACAACACCAAATCGCAAAGAATACGTTGATAGATGGTTAGAATACTTTGAAAAATTCAAAACTGATAATTACCATCTGCATATTCATGAAGATGTACACTACAAAGGTGTTGCCTATTCAAAGAATCAAAATCTTTATACTTTAAGAGACTGCGACTTTATTTTCTTATTTGATGATGATTGTTTCCCGGTAAAATCTAATTGGGCAAACTTTTTTATTGAATCAGGTTATAATCACTTGCTATACTTAGAACCAAAACATACGATTAAAGCTAAAATAAACGATTTAGAGATATTTCATAATTGTGGCGGGGTATTTATGTATCTAACAAAAGAAGTACTTAATAAAGTAGGTTATTTAAATTCTGAGTATGGTCAGTATGGATATGAACACGCAGGTTATTCAAATAGAATTTACAAAGCAGGATTAACTGACGCACCTTACCAACAATTAACAGGAACTGATAAATATCTTTATGCTATGGATTATAGCATAGAACACAAATCAAGTATTCCTACTTACAAAAAAGATAAATTGATAGAAGAAAATCGAAAAGTATTTATTAAGGAATTACAAAGCGAAACTATTTTTTATAACTTTGCAGAGTGAACGAACATATACTTTTTAAACTTGCAACACGCAGCAGGCCTGAGAAAGCAAAAAAGGCTATTCAAAACATTATAATGCTTTGTCAATCAATGAACTATACTATACTTGTTAGCATTGATGAAGATGATGAAAGTATGTTTGGTTTTAGTTATACTGATGATAATGTCTTTATTGTTAGAGGAACTTCAAAAAATAAAATAGATGCGATTAATCGTGACATGGATATTTTTGAAGGTTGGGATATTTTAATAAATACTTCTGATGACATGGAGTTTCAAATTAAAGGTTTTGATAATATAATTAGGCAAGACTTTAAAGGAAACTTTGACCAGGTTCTTCATTACACAGATGGTAATCAACACGCAAATATTATGACAATGAGTATAATGGGCTTTGACTACTATAATCGTTTTGGTTACATATATCATCCTGATTACAAGTCATTATGGTGTGATGCTGAAGCTACAGAAGTTGCTCACCTATTAGGTAAATATGAGTACATGGGTGATAGTAAAATATTATTTAGGCATATGCATCCTGCATGGGGTTTAGCTGATTACGATGAACAATACAGAAAAACAGAAAGTCAAGAAATGTGGAACACAGACTATCATTTGTTTAAATATAGAAAGTCAGAAGATTATTTTTTAGATAAACACTTAATTATTAATAAACCTAAATACTATAATGTATAGTCAAAATAACGAAGAGCAAATCATTATTAATTACTTTAAAGATTTTAAAGGACATTTATTAGATATTGGAGCAAATGATGGTGTAACTTTATCAAATAGTCGAAAATTAATTGAATTAGGATGGAGTGCAGATTTAGTAGAACCTGCTCCTATTCCATTTAAACAATTAGAAGAGTTATATAAAAACAATAAATCAATCAAATTACATAATTGCGCTATAAGTGATTTTACTGGATTAACCTCATTTTATGTAAGTGGTGAACATTTAGGCAAAGGTGATAGTGGTTTACTTTCTACTTTATCAATTAAGGATAAACAAAAGTGGGAAGGGACTACAGACTATTTTGATTTAACAGTTCAAACTTATAATTGGCAAGATTTTGATAAATCTAATAAATATGACTTTATTAGCATAGATGCTGAAGGTTTTGATTTATCAATACTAAAACAAATAAACTTAGATGAATTTAATGTAAAAATGGTTTGTGTTGAACACAATAATATTGATACTCAATTCTATGTTGAATACTTAGAATCATTTAATTTTAAGATAATTTTAATCAATAACGAAAATATAATAGCAGTATGGGAATAACGGATTTTTCACTAAGTATTTTAAATAAATATATTAGTGAACAAAAAACAGTATTAGAGTTAGGTTCTCAAAATCTTTATTCATGTGAGTATGAAGGTTATCCTTTTGCTGATAATTATTACAATTCAAAAGGTTTAGAATATAGCTGCATTGACTTAAATAAAGAAAATAATGCTTTAGATTTAGACTTAGGCATTAAATTAAGTTTAGATAAATTTGATATAGTTACAGACTTTGGAACATCTGAACACGTTGGAACTAATGGCAAACATGATGCAAAAGCATTTTACAATTGTTGGTTAAATAAACATAATGCTTGTAAGTTAGGTGGATTAATAATAAGTGAAAATCCAAAAACAGGAAATTGGCCAGGACATGGATTTAATTATATAACTCAAAACTTTTACAAACAATTAACAGAAGCTAATGGTTATGAGATATTAGATTTAGGCGAACATCCTGCAATGAATAATACAGAAAATGGATGGAACATTTATTGTGTTTTAAAAAAAACACAGGATAAATTTATGACATTAACTAATTTTAAAAAGTTAGAATTTTATACATCATGATATTATCAATACTTATTCCTACTGTACCACAACGTGCTAACTTATTTTTAGAGTTACATTCTGAAATTAATAAACAATTAGACTTAGCTAATGCTTTTGGGTTAGTTGAGGTTATTTCTGATGATGCACCAAAGGGAACTAAAACAACAGGACAAAAAAGAAATGATTTACTAAATGCTGCACAAGGCGAATATGTTTGGTTTATTGATGATGATGATATGATATTACCAAATGCAATTTATAATGTAATTACTGCTTTAGAACAAAAGCCTGATGCGTTGGCTATTAATGGAATAATGACTACTAATGGTGCAGATAAAAAAGAATGGTACATCAGTAAAAACTTAGAATATACTGCTGACTGGTCAAAAGGTTACGAAATATATTTGAGGCCAACAAATCACATTACTCCAACTAAAAGAGACATTGCAAGGCTAATTAAATTTGAAGACAAGAGTAATTTTGAAGATTACGCATATTGCATGGAACTTAAGAAATTAGGATTAATTAAAACAGAAGTGGAAATAAAAGAACCTGTTTACCATTACAGATATCAGAACTATGACAAACTATACTAAAATAGCTATTGTTACTTTCTTTGATGAAAAAGAAAAATACAAGTTAGCAGGTAAAAGACAAGCAGAATCTTTAGAGGCTATAAACTTTCCAATGGAAAACTATTTTCAGTTTAGAAACTATTCAGAAATCAACTCACCTGAGCATACAGAAATACCATACGCATTCAAACCTTATGCAATAAATGAAATTAAGAAAAAAGGATTTGAAATCGTAATTTGGATGGATAGTCCTGTTTATTGCATTAAGTCAATAGATAAATTTATCGAATACATAAATATAAACGGATTTATATTTTTTGATAACTTAGGCTACACAATTGGAGACTATACATCAGATGATTGTTTAAACAACTATTCAATGGGTAGAGATGAATCATTCAAACATAAAATGATAATGGCTTGTTTAATGGGATTTAATTTTAAGAACGAAAAAGCAAACAAACTATTTAAAGAATACTTAAAAGCTACAAATATAAAAGGATGTTATGAAGGAGACTGGACAAATGAAGCTAACCAAGTAAGTCAAGACAATAGAGTAAAAGGACATAGACATGATCAATCAGTAATGAGTATTTTATTAGCAAAAGAAAAAATAAAACCTTTGCATCCTCATTCGACTTTCTTCGCTTATTTTGGGAATCCTGGTCATTTACCTCATGCAGAATCAGTTTGTTTATTAAGTCAAGGATACTAATGTTTCAACTACTCGCAACTACATACATAATAGCAAAGTTTATTCCTAAACCTTTATGGTTACACAGAAAACCATTTACTTGTCCTCTTTGCTTAACTTATTGGAGTTTCTTAATTTATCAAATAATTAACTTTACTAACTATTTTGATTTGATTACAATTCCTTTTACCTTTGCATTAATAGCTTCACTCTTTGAACGATTAAACGATAGGTACTTATGACAGAAGAAATAAAGCAATCTTTGTTAAACTGGGAGTTAATGGGCAAAAACTATTCACCTACATTTAACTGGACTGAATTAAACGAAATAGCAATCAAGTCAGGAAACAAACCTTTTAACTTAGGGTGCTCAGAATGTAGAAGACAATTACTTGAATTTTTACTAGCAACAATCAAAGATGGAACAAGTAAATAATCCTGAACACTACGGAGGTAAACAAAACACCTACGAAGCTATAAAAGTAATTGAAGCATGGGAACTTA